GTAGTTCAGGTTCTCGCTGAACGCCTTGAAGCCGCCCGACTCATGCGCCGTTTGAGCAAAGAAATGTGCAGCCCGATCAGGTGATAATTTATAAAAAGCCGCAGCCGCCTTAAATGTACCCGGACCGAACGCACCATCTGCCGTCACCCCTATTTTTTTCTGAAGTTCAACCATGCTCATTTGTCTTTTTCCTTATTCCAAAGTTCAAACAGCGTTTTGATTTTCTCTTCCGCAACACCAAGGCGCACATCCATTTTGGCAAGGATGATGGTTAGCGTGATGAACGCGAGGACGATAGGCCAAAGCTGACCAATCATCTCAACGGTGGAGAGTTCGCCTGCCATTACCGACCCGCAGAGCGCCAATCAGGGAAGTCTTCTTCGTCAACCACGCCGTCACCGTTGGCGTCATAGCGCAAGTCGTTGCGGTACTTCTCCCACGGGGCAAGGCCGTCGTCATCGTCTTCTTCAGGCTCGTCAATGAAGACGGTGCCTTGCGGATCGTCGTACACCTTCGGCTCCATCGCTGGCGTCAGTTCAAGCGGCGCTTCTGGCTCTGGCGCCGGCGCAGGCTCAGGCTCTTTGTCCCGCGCATTGGCGTTAAGGCTCAGGCCGCCCAGCAGTCCAACAAGCGCGCCGATGATGGTCTGGAACGCAGGGTTAATCATCTCAAGGACGGCAGTGCTGTCCACGACATCGTTAGGCACAAACATGCCGACGACCAGCGCCAGCACGACGACAAGGATAACTGCCGACAGCGTGACGATTGCCACGCGCACGACAAACTCAACGGTGTCGTTGACGCCGTCTTGCTTGCTTTCAAAATTATTCAGGAAGCTCATCTTCTTCATCCTTCTTCTTTTGCATAGCGCCGCTGCCCTGCCCCGCCATAAGTCCTGCCAACGCCCCAACAATGAACGTTGCTATCGGGTTAATCAACTTGAAAAACTCAGCGTCGTTAGGGGACTGCCCTTCCATCGGCTGCGACACAAACACCAACGAGTATAGCACGGTCGCAACGATGAACGTCAGCGTCAGCGACAGGACGATCCCGACGATGAACCGCAGCAATTCCTCCGGCGTCCATTCACTTCTTGGCTTCATCTTCTTCTTCACCTGTATTGATTAGCCATTCGGTGCAGTAGCCCATAGCGATGCAGCGCGGCTTCTTGCAGAGTTCGTCTTCCCAATTCGCAGGGTCTTGACAATCGTAGCGGTAGCGGTCTTCGCAGCCAGCAAGCGCCAGCGCCGCCAGTAGTAGACTGACTATACGCATACGCCCTCTAGCCGCCCTTTAACAGTACGCCGACTAACAACAGAATGATCGTGCCGGCTACAGACATGCCTATGGTTTCAAGACGCTTCAACCGCGCACAGATACTTTCGTACCGGAACGCGCAGACCTGTTCGTGGGTGTTGAGTTGTGCTTGGGTCTGGTCGATGGTGGTCATTGTTAGCGTTTCCGGTTTTTAGCGCGATCTTGGGCCAGTACGTTTTGCTGCACCGTTGGCGAAAGAAGAAAATATCCGCTACCGCCGGGCTTTATATTACCACTGGGTTGGGCGGCGCGGACAAGCGCGCGGTTTGCCTGTGTGCGTGTCATCCGGTTTGCTGCGCCTTTGGCGGTCGAGGTAGCGGCGGCGATTGATGCCGTAGTCACTGGCGCCATATAACCGCCCGCGCCGTAGCCAATATTTTTCATACCAAACAAGGTTGCGCTAGGGGAAAACTTCCCAAGCGCGGCCAAGACCTTTTGCGTAGCAGTCCCGTTGGCAACTTGTTTGATTAGACCTTGCGTCGGCTTATCAAACTTTGACAGCTTACGCGGGTCTTTGGCTATTTTACCAAACTCATCTCGAAGGGCTTGCGGAAAGGACTTGTTAGAGTTTAAGGCGTCAGACGTGGCCGTCGCTTTCGTAAACGCATTTTCCAGTGTCTCTGTTTGATAACCGCGACCGCGGACAGCGCGGGCTTGTTTAAGAAACGCATTTGCAGCGGCGGCATCGCCAGCCGTCGTTTGTGCTGGCGTCAGTTTAATCATAAAATCGTCTATAACTTCTTCAAGCGCCTTGACCATAGCGCGCTCATCTGTCGTGCCACGTTTGCCCCCCGCTTCGCTATACGGGAGATCGCGGACTGTACGCCTAAACTTCTCCAGCATATCATACGTCATCGGCTTGCCCGACTTCAGGTCAAACAGTTTTAGTGCTTCGTTGACTAATTTGTCCGTATCAGGATCGTAACGCATACCGCTTAACTTTGTACGTGCAGCGGTGCTTAAATCAGTCATTGCTTGCGGTGCAATGTTTACGTTCTCCGCTTCCATCGCACGATACAGCTTACCTGACTCTTCTTTCAGTGCGGCGGCAGTTACGGGTTTAGTCGTGGGTGTAGCAACTTTACCGCCCCCCACGCCGCCCGCTAATGAAAGACCCATTAACGCATATGGGTTTGTCACATCAAAATAGTTTGTCGCAACCGACGGCGCACCGGCAGCGCCAATAGCCGCGCCAGTCTGGCCTCTGGTGTTCTGGCCCATCATACGCATAAAGTTCATTGACTGCGGTGATGTAGCTACATCAGCTAATGTCTTAAAACCTTGCGCTTGACTGCCCGCGCCAGTGGCTGCTTGCAGCACGTCGCTGTACACTTGTTCGCCGCGCGTCTCTGGCGCGCGACCAATACCAACACTTCTATACCCTTGGCTGATAGTCTCTGACGGCAACGGGATGCGTTCAGCGTCGAATAGCGACGCGCCAAGGTTGTAAATACTCGTGCCAAGATCGGCAACACCTAACGACAACACGCCGCCCGCAGCGCCGGGGATAGCACCGATACCTGCAAACGGTGCGCCAGCAGCCGCGCCAAGCCCAGCCGCGGTTGCGTAGGGCAGCAGCGCATTAGTAGTGACGCCAGCTACCTGTGTAGCCTTGTCCATACCCGTGCGCTTTGGCTCTTCAACAACAAACAATCCGGCGTAAGGGTCTTTGTCCGTTTCGACGTACAGCCCCGCGTAAGGATCATCCTTTTTCATGGCTTGGTCAACTCCCGCCCATCCGTGGTTTTATATCGCGTGCCGCTTGGCGCCGCGCGGACTTGTTCGGGTGTCAAAGTTTTGATTACTTTTGTGCCGCCGCCAGTACCACCGCTTGTTTTTGGTTTTACGTATGTCATGCCGGCGCCGCGCACAAGAATTGGCAAGACTACGTTTTGCCATTTTGCCAAACGCACATTTGCAGGGATGTCTGGATTAGCTATGTCACCCATTGTACTAGCTACCAAACGAACGTCAGCATCTGAAATTTGCGCGCCTAACTTGCCGCGCAATTTTTCAAACGTCATATTATCTTTTATTGATTCCAGTTGGCCTAATGCTACGCGCCCCGGAGTGGCTTCACCAAAGAAACCTACGATGTCAGAACCTATCTTTTCTAGACCGCCGCTGGTGGACGCTTTAATTAACGGCGATATGGAGTCTACGCCTGTTTGCGGATTGTAATCAAACAACTCAAGGGTTTTCTGAAACCCTTTCTGCCGCTGCCGTTCGCCGACAGTTTGCGGTTGTCCAGTGCCTGTAAGCGTACCTGTTCCAGTGCGCGTACCTGTCCCGGTACTCGTAGGCGCGGCGGCGGCGCCAAACACATTCCTAATATATTTGCGTGTTTCGGCTGGAACGTGGTTAATCCAGCCATTAGCACCGCCTTTTTTCAGCGCGCTACGCACGGCGCCGGGGCCAGCGTTGTACGCAGCAGCCGCCAGTTGCTCGTTACCGCCAAAATCACGTAACTGCTTGTCGAAGTACGCCTTACCGAGCGCAAGATTATATTCAGGATCGTTGCGGTAACGGTTTTGGTCAAACGGAAGCCCTGCCAATTTAGCCGCTTCTGGGGCCGTACCCGGCATAACCTGAGCGATACCAATAGCGCCTGCCGACGACGTGAGCGGACGACCGTTGCGGTCAAACTGCTTACCGCGAGACTCCTGCTGTATCATTCGGCCAAATACATCACCGCCCTGCGCCGGCGCGCCGCGGGGACCGCCGACAGGTATTCCGACAGCTTGTGCTGGCGGTGCGCTAGGCGCCGCCATTGGCGGCTGCATTATGTTTGCACCAGTACCGCCGCCAACCGCATAGGGCGACGCGACGCCGGTGCGGGTATAAGTAGGTTCGCGCGCCGGAAGAACGCTGCCTTGAGTTGGGTCGCCGGTAATGGCTTCTGCGGAAACGCCCGTAACAGGGTTTGTGTTCATAAGCACACCCTCAACGACGTTCTGTGTCATTTTAACGGGTTCGGGCGCTACAGTGAACCGGAACAATTCTTGGCCCATAATAGGTGACGCAGGGTTAGCGTCGTAGAACACCGTAGCGTCGCCTACCTTTTCTGATTTTACTTCAGGCATCACAAATTTAAGCGCCGCGCGGGCGGGTTCCGACTGCGCGATAAATTGCATCACAAATAGTTTGCGTGCATTTGGGTCAGGTATATCCTGTATCTGTTTTAGTATGGGGCCAAATTTGTCCTGTTCCATACCAACCGAGGCAAAAGTTTGCCCAGCCTGCATTATGGTTTCGTTGGATGGATCGCGCAATATGCCCACCAAGCCGGTGCCTAATGCGCCCGCTACTCTTGCGGGTTGCTCCGCGCCAAACTTTGCCACGTCGCGCGCTTCGGCTGCCTGCGCGTATTGCATCTCCTGACGTGTGCGCTGGGCTTGAAGGGCCGCAGCTTCTGCTTGACGCGCCATATTCATCATGTTTGAATACTGCGCGGTCTGCCGCGCAGGATCAGGAAGCTGAGGGTTACGCGCCTGAAGGGCTATCATTTGGTTTGGCATGATTTATCCGTCGTCTGAAAGTGGGATGTAGCCGCCGCTACCGGGAGTTCTGTTTTTATAGTACTGCATAATGGCGTTGTTCATAGGTGCATTGGCTGCGTATCCGCCTATCTGACCCAATGCGTTTGTCAGCGCGTTAGCAGAGCCGATGTAACCAGATGCGCGGGCTTGGCCTGCGTTATAGATGTTCGATGCTTCGTTCTGACCCATCTGACCAGCGGCGCCCGTAAGCACGTTAGTGGCGGACTGACCCGAACCCATCAGCGATTGCAGCGGATTAAGGCGCGCCGACCGCTCGACTTGATAGCGGTTAAACGCGTTCTGATATTCTTGGCTGGCTAAGTCCTGACCGAAACGCTGCACACCCTTCAGAGTGGAGCCGGACAGCAGATTGCCGCGTGCGGCTGCCGACCGCTCTAGCGCCTTCATACCTTCCGCTTGGCGGAAAGCATAGCCGGGGTCTTGCTGAAATTGATCAGTGCCAAAGGCTTTCGCCATGCTGCCGTAGCCAGCGGCGGTATTGTCACCGCCGATACCCAGTAGCCGCATAAGTTCATTTTGCGCGGTAAGGCCACCTTCACGAAATGGCGCTTGCAGTTCCGTTTGCCGTTGGAACATCCGCTCCTGCGCTGCGGTCGCATCTTGCGCCGCGCGCTCTTGCGTTGCTGCTGCTTTTTTAGCTGCTTTTCCCGATATGGCGGCACCGCCAATTGCGGCTGTAGCTGTTATAGCTGCTGCTGCTGCTAGACCCATTTTACGCTTCCTTCAGTTGCAAACGGTACGCACTACCGTGATCTTGCGCGCCAAGGCGCTTGTATAGCATGGAAATACGGGGGCCGGAACCCCTTTTCCCCGCCTCAAAAAAGACTTCGTCAACACCTTTATTTTTTAACTCTTTAATTGCTTCGCGTTGCAGTTTCAATCCCAGACCGGGGAACTCTGGCGACGCAAAGAATGTTGTGTTTGTAGCAGATAGAATGTCCGGCGAAGTCAGTGACGGCGATATTAGCGTCATTAAATAGCCAAACATACGACCGTTGCACCGCGCAGTCATTATCTGCATAGCGCCAACGTTGTCCAGCGCGCGCATCAGCGGCAAGTTTTTATTCTGCCAGTTGCCCGGTGTTTCGCCAACTTCCACAAGATGTTCGTCAAATAGCTTGTCGGCATCCTGCACCCAACTATCAAAGTCTTCTGTCTGAAAAGTGATGCCTTCGGGCGGCTCGTCTACTTTCGGCGTTAGCGCCGCTATCGTCTGGTGTTTGGCAATCGACGCCAGCTTTTCCATAGCAGGGGCGTAGGCGGCGTAGTGACGCATCATCGCAGGCATATTAATCTGAACATTGACCGGCGCCATCTGCGCCCAATGCGCGGAGTCATGCGGCTGCTGAAGGCAATGCTCGAACACGGCGGCGCAAGTGTCTTCTTCGTTCAGGCTGTCAAACGACACTGACAAGACGTTGGGCAGCCGCGCTTCAATCTGGTCTAGGCTGCGGTCCAGCTTCAGCAATATGGCATCAAGTGCATCGCGGTCAAACTGCGTGCCGGGTATGCTCATCAAACTTTCGGCAACTTCGTCACGCGGGCGACGTACAACCAGAACGCGCGCGTCAGGCGCAAACTTGTCCAACAGTCGCCACCAAGGAGCGGCGGCTGTCTCCGCAGTGCCGATGTTAGGTTGCGAGAACCATGCCTGCACATCGTCAAGGCTACGCATATGCCGTAACTCTTCGTGGCCGCACATCCATTCACCATAAGTCAGAAAACGGGACAGCCAAGCTGACCGCGATCTGGGTAATGAAAATACGACGAAAGGCGGCATTAGCTAACCAGACGGCCTGATGCGCGGATGTTGATGGCTGATGCCGTGCCAGCGATGGTGCTGATGAAGCCATTGTTCGGCAGCACATGGCCGACCAGTTCAGGAAACGTATAGGTTTCGGATGGCTGGAGCGTTTTGGTCTTGACAATCAAGTTATCGTTACCGGCGCTGCCCGCAGCCGTCACAAGGTTGACGCTGATCGTCGCTGCGCTGGCGCTGTAATTAGTCGCGGTAAACTTGTCGATGATCGTCTGCACGCCATTCGACGTGTACTGCGTCGTTTGCGCGTTCTCCGCCGTCTTGGCGGGGATGATGTTACTAATGGTTACGGCCATATCTGGTTCCTTAATACAGCAAAGTGTTAAACGAAGCGGCTTGCATAATAACCCAATTTGTGCCGTTTGACACTAGGGTAGCCCAATTACCAGACACGTTAAGCAAAATCGACGTTCCGGCTGCACCGCCGCCCTGCGGCACGACGTTGCTGGACGCAGAGTCAAGGTTCTGGTCTTGGTTGTTCTGGAACGTAAGATACCGCCCGACGTTGGTCGCAGCGGCTGGCAGCGTGACAACGCAAGTCGATCCAGACTTGTTGTTGATGATCCATGTCTCGTTGTACGCGACCGTGAAGTCAGCCGTCTTAGTGACGGGTCCGGTCAATGCCGGTATCAGCGCCCGTATAGCTATCTCATCTAGCGGCGGTGGTGACAGGGCCAGCGCCTGAAGGCCGCTCTGTACAACAGCCAAGTCAGACGTAGACGCGCCATCAGGCTGCGTCTCTGTGGTCTGCGTCAGCGTTTCCAGCATGGCGTCATAGGTTGCTAACAGCGATGATGTGTCGGGCGCTACCTCGACTTCACTTTGGTTGGCTTGCGTAGCTGTTAGCAGCGACAGAAAGAACCGATACCATTCACGGCTAATCGCGCCTGACCGTGGGTCGATCAGAGCCACACGCGGCGGCGTTAGCTGCGTAGGGTTAATCGGCGGCAATGCCATTAGGCACGCGTTCCGCTAAGTAGCAGTTCAGCACCCATGATGTAAATCCGTACAGGGTCGGTGCCGGACACTTCGTAGACGCGGTCACGTATTTTCATCGTCGCGCCAAGGCGGCGCCAGATGGTACGGAAGCCTGACCGGCCAATACGGCCCATCGACTTCCAGTGTTCGCTGGACCATGTGTGCCCGCCGTCGTCCGACCAGCGCAGCATGGCTTGCGGGTTGCTGCCTTGGCCGTTGTTCAGGCCCACGCCTGTTTCGCAGTCAAGCTGCATGGAGTGCTGGATAGTACGCGCAAGGTTGTTAGCGCCCGTCGGCAGCGCGCGCCATGACCGCAGCCATTTCTGCGGTGCGCCATCATCAGCGTACACGTTCAGGTCAAACTCGTAAATCTTGCCGTTCTGATAGTCGCCGACGACCGTAGTGGCGTTGAAGAACATCTGGCTGCTGGCGCGGTGACGGTTAAACTCGCCGTTAGCGAACGACGCCCGCTCATGCCATGCGCCGGTGGCGACATCGTACACCCATGTGGTGTCGGCGGTAGGGAAGTTCAGGACGTAGAAGCTGTGGCCGTCCTGCTGATACGTGTAGCCGGTTGCGTCCGAGATGTCGGCATACTCTTGCATCTGCCATTCGATAGCGTGCGTAGACACGCGCTGACCGATGTAGCCAGCGGCCCTATAGACGATACCTTGGCCGCGCGCATCCTTGCCTAGCCAGTAGACTTGGTTATCCATCTTGGCGATGCTGTAAGGGGCGGCGCAGCCTAGTTCGTTGAACGCACCTTGGATACGGGCCAGCGGAAAGTCGAGCAGCCCTGCGTCGTACCAGACTTCGGTCGAGTTGGTGCCGAATACCCACACTTCGCGGTGGTCAACAAATACCGCCGCTACGTTGTCTGGGTTGCCTTCTGCGCTGGAAAACTCCAGCGGGTCAACGCTGGTGCCGTCAAGCAGCGATGTCACCCAGATTTTCTGTGTGCCGGGTTCGTTGAACACAAAATAGCCGTCGATGTAGCCGACCGTGCCCGCGCCGGGAAAGTCAGGGTCGGTAATCTGCTGGAACACGTCGGTGTTGGCGTTGTAGATATAACCTAATGGGTTAGCGGCGATGAATAGCTGCGTGCCATTGTCAGCCATGCTGACAGGGCCAGAGCCGCCCACCGTACCTTTAGCGACAGCGTTCCAGTTGTTGTCTACCTGAAACAGCGTTGGGCCAGAGACGACATAGCCGTAATCGCCATAAGTCCACATGCCGCGGATCGGACCGATGCCGATAGTTGCCAAACGGGTAAGGCCGGGCGCGCGCTGAAGGAACGCTGGTTCCTTGCCGCCTTCAGGGACAATCTCAGGAAACAGGTTAACCATGCGGTTATCGGCGGCGTTGACGCTTCTAGCGACATACGCCGACCCAAGGATCGGCGTCTTCATTAGTAGTTCCCGGCGTAGACGTTGAACCGCTGGCGTGTCGCTACAAGGCTGTATGGCATCGACATGATGTCATCAGGGTTGTTGATGCGCTTGATGTTACGCTTCGACGACATCGCCAGACGGCGGACTTGCGACGAAGGCTCGACGCCAAACTCAGGTGCCATTTCACACGCCAAGTTATAACGGAACGCACGCAGATAGCCGGGCGGGAAATGCAGTACTGTCGCCAGCGTTGCGGGCTGGGTCAGTTCTTCAACCGAAATGAAATGCCACTCCAGCGCGCGCGTCGGGCGCGGGTAGATGTACATTTCAACGTCGGGGAACGTCATGTTGACAAAGATGACTTGCGGGTATGTCGATGTGACGGTCTTGACCGCGATACCGTTATACTGCTGCTGGTTGATGAATTTGATGCCGTAGCTGACACCGGTGCCGGGGTCTTTGAAATACGTGCTGTCGTCGAGCAACACGGGACGGTTGCCGCTGAAATCGCCGCTAGGGCCAAGCGTGCGCGATAGCTGGCCTGCGGGCCATGTGAATATCTGGTCTTGCGTTGCGTAGACGGACAGGCGCTCTGTGTTCCAGCTATCAATCATCTGGTTCATGGCGCGCAGTGCGTCTTGCGATGTCTCAGCCGATGGAACTTCGCCTTCTGCCAGAACACCTAGAAGCCTAAGCGATCCGTTTATTATGTCCCCAGCCGTATCCATTGGTTAGTCTTCCTGCGTTGTGCGGCGGCGGCCTTTGGCTGCCGGCATTTCGTTTACTGGCGCCTCTACAGGCTGGTCAGGATTATAGCGTTCCCAACCAAAATATTCATCAGAAATCGCTTCTTCTTCTGAAATAGCGACTTTTGCGCCGTGGACTTCGTGAACAAGATATATAGCAGCCATAAAAAACCTTTAAAAATGGACGGCCCGAAAGCCGCCCAAATTAGTTAAGCGCAGTGAATAACCGCAAAGTTAATCACTACTGCTTCTGACAGCGTACCGCCAGAAATGTTGCGTAGGCTGATGCTGACAGAGCCAGCAGCCAAACCGTTTGCAAACACGTTGTATGATCCGGGGGTAGCTTGACCGCCAGAGATAGTAAGAATAACAGTGTCATTTGCAGAAATGAAGCTGTTGTTCAACGTGAACGTAGCGTTAGTAGCAGTAGTCAAAGACGCGTTGTCCATAGTAATGCGACCGGCTGGTTTGTTCAGCGTGACCGCAGTTCCTTTGCCCGACGTAGTTCCCTGTGTAACCGTACCTTGTGCTGCGGCGGTGTAGCCAATTTGCTCGTCGCTCAAGAGATATTGTGCGCCAATAATATCTTGGTCGAGGAAAGCAACACCAATAGATTTTGTATTAGCCATTGATTTTCTCCTGAAAAGGATGCCCCGACCGTAGCCGGGGCAAACGTATTAGGCAGCGATGCGGTACAGATTGTACGTATTTTCGCCGGTCTTGACAGCGCGGAATAATACGCTGCGCGATGCAACGCCTGTACCAACGCCAACCAGCGTCCAGCCAGTGCCTGCCGTGATGGTAGGAACGCCAGTGCTGGTAGCAATCAAAGAGAACTCAAACGATGAGTTAACTTTGGCGCTGCTAACGTCAGCGTTAACAACGCTAACAGCAGGAAGCGCAAGGTCAGCAGTGCTGCTTGACGTGTATACAACTGCGCCACCAGCCAAATCGGCAGTGGTCAGTGTAGCGCCTGCGGTGTACGCGGTAGGGATTGCGGA